TGGTTCTGTCTGTCCAATCATAAGTACCCAAGAGAACGGCTGGTCGCCGCCTTTCGATGGAGGTCTACCATGGCCTTACACCGAGCTAACGACCAAATCAACGTTTGATTCGGGTGCCCCTGTGAACTGGACCATTCCCAATGCATTCTACTCCATTAAGGAGGAAATGTGGGATGACACGGGTACAGATGGTCGCTTTCGCGACTGTTTGCACACGTTGGAGACCAATAGCTTTGCTGCGCCGGTAGTGAGACATTCTTTTATGCGAGGTTGGGGCGGAAACGCCTATGCTCGCAGTGTCGCACTATCGCACATCACAAATGCTATTGCCCTGAAGAGTGGACCTTCGGTAGATATGAGCGCTATGGCCAATGAGGCCTGTGCGTTTATGCTACCGAGGTTAACGGAGAACACCAGTTTGGTGAACTTCATTCTTGAGTTGAAAGACCTCAAGCGCTCTAATCCCTACCCCTCGGTCGATCGCCTGATGGCTAAGCGTAATGCTATCCATCGGACGTTAAACCGGGGTTCACAGAGTAAGTGGAAATTAACCAAGGAGAAATCCAAGGAGATAACCACACGACTCAATGATGCGCATTTAAACGCGCAATTTGGGATCCTCCCGTTTATACGGGATATCAGGGGAATTATAGACGATATGACTTCTCTAGCCGTTAGGCTGGAGCAGTTAAAGCGTAATGTGGGAAAACCTCAGCAGCGACACTACAAACGTGTCATTCCCGCTTCAAGCGGGGTGCCGAGCACTCTAGCATGGAAGGTAGCAACGGACACCAGAAATTGGAGTCCTACATTGCTATCCCAAGACATGTGGAGTGGGGGCTTGCGCCCAGCGATTACGGTCATTCAGATGGCCCGCTGGACGCTTCGTCCTGTTTATCACGCGACGATGAGGTACATTTATGACCTCCCGGAGCTGGATAGTAAACTAGCGACTGTGTACGCGTACCTAGATGGTCTGGGGGTCAAACTTGACCCTTCGATTGTTTGGAACGCGATACCATGGTCGTTTGTTGTCGACTGGGTAGTCGACGTAAGTGGTTTCCTGAGCTCTTTCGCTCGGGATAACTATCCTATTAATACCCGTGTGACGGATTTCTGCCATTCTTTGGCATACCGTCAGGAAACGCAGGTCTTCGTAAATTACACTGATGACCCAGTGATCTTGGCTAATCCCCACAAATGGGGAGGATCGCCAAGGCCTCATGGGTGGATTGGTGTTTACGAAGGTTCGCGTTCCTACTACAACCGTGTTCGGGCAACTCCCGATATCCACACGGTCCGATTGAGAGCTGCCACCTTGAGACATGCTGCCCTTGCGGGTAGCTTGTTGTTGAGTAAGACAGCTCTCGGTAATAGTAGGCGTTACCTCACTAAAGGGCTCCGAGAGCGTGTTATTAAACTGCGGCCGGCTAACCGGTACAGGATAACACGTCCGAAGTGAGTCGAAAATGGGTAACGTTTACACGATGAAAGGGTATTTCCGGTCGCCTACGTCTATGATGTAGGGTCTTCGATTGGACATAATTCCTTGAGTCGTTCTTCTACGAACAATCAACTCTAACCAATAAGGTTAAAATCAATGCTAACTGCAGACTTGACAGTAACTAGTAATGCTAGTTCCATCACACTACCCGGCTCCGCGAGCGCAACGACATTTGCGTCGATCGCTTCGGCAGTCGGATCCACCACCAAAAGGCGCGTGGCAGCTACCGCCGGAACCACACCTCAGACTTTGTCCATTGGACATACTAAGGCAGGTACCGGTTTCAAGCAGCGCACGCGCTCCGTGGTACGCATGGACTATTTGGCGAACAATACCGATATCGCTGATACCGGTGGCGTTACGCCAAGTGCGTCCTGCTATCTCGTTCTGGATCGGCCCGTCCAATCAGGAGGGGCGATCACGGACGCAATTCTCAAGACTATGTTGGGCGGACTCCTGCACGTCGTATTGGCGTCAGGGCAGCTTGACAAGCTCTTGAATGAGGAAGGGTAATACCCTTTCTCTGCATCTAGTACCCCTAGCTTCCGAGCATCCCTAATAGGGCAACGCAAGGAAGCGGGGCGAACGGTGTGGATTAGTAGTGGTCTGCGAGTTCCACTCAAGGATCGTCTAAGCAGTAGCAGCCTATAGAGGTTCCTGGTTTTAGCTGGAAAGCTACCATAAATATATTACCTATGGAAACTAAGAACAGCCGTCCCCGCAAGGGGGACCAAACGTTAAGGACGTACGAGCCTGAAGCGTATACATCCCTCTATTTGGGACTTATAGGTGCCACACTCTTAGATGTGGCTAGTGTCAGCAATTATCCAGATGTCGAGCGTGAGCGCGATTTCGAAGAAATTCGAAGTCGTACCCACCGTGAAGGCCTGAGTTTCTTAACAAAGACTCTTCCTTCCTTTGCCCGAGCCGTTGACTTGGCTTTGGCAACTGATACGCAACTCTGCATCACGGGCTTCAAAAACGCCCGTGATGTGCCAAGACCCCGATTTCTCGGGGCCTTAACTAGTTGTGTATTCGACGCTGATAATTGGGAACGCAGTGATGCGTGTCCCACGGCACTCAGATCAATACGACAAATTGGATACTTGTTTTACAAGCTCCAATTGCCATTAGACGAGCAACTGTCCGCGAAAACGCTAAGACAGTTTAAGACCGTTGACGCAGCGTTATCATTCGATGAAAACGCGTGCTCACTCTGTGAACGTTGGATGATCCGCCATGCGAAGAACCTCATTTCGAGAGTTCTAGCTGGCGTGGACCCAACAGGGGAGGAGTCATTCTCCCCGCGTCATGGACCTGGTGCCGTTGCCACTGGTGAAAAAAGCTGGGAAAAACCAGTCTTCCGGAGATACTATGCCGCCTTGGCGGTACAGTTTCCTTACGACAAATGGTTCTACTATAGCTCTACGCACCTGTGTGACGAGTTGCAAGGGTTCTTAGCTCTCGAGGAACTTGATGCCGGGACGGCGAAAGTCGTCCTGGTACCGAAGGATTCGAGAGGGCCCCGTTTAATATCCTGCGAGCCACTGGAGTACCAGTGGATCCAACAGGGGTTGATGCGAAAGATGGTGGAAACCATTGAATCGCATCCTCTAACAGCCGGATTCGTGAACTTCACGGACCAGACTGTGAACCGTACGTTGGCTCTCCAAGCATCCTTAGACGGATGCCAGGCAACGCTTGATATGAAAGAAGCAAGTGACCGGGTTTCACTGAGCCTTGTTCAGGCTCTGTTTCCCAAGCCGTGGGTTGATGCGCTAACTGCGTGTCGATCAACTGCCACTTTGCTTCCCGATGGTGAGATAGTGCCTCTGAAGAAGTTTGCGCCAATGGGATCAGCAGTATGCTTTCCCGTAGAGGCGTTAGTATTCTGGGCACTCTCTGTCGCAGCGGTCGCGTACGACGTAGGAATGTTCAAGGTGAGACAAAGACTGCACCAACTCCCTGATGGGATGTTTGCAGTGGAATATATCAAACCTGAGACATATCGCTTAGGGGGACCTCCCCCCGAGCGGTCTATCTACGTCTACGGCGATGACATTATCTGTAACATCAAAGACCAAGATGTTATCAGGCAGCGTCTACCCTCGTTTGGACTTCTGTTCAACGAGAATAAGTGCTGCGTGGGCAGGTCCTTTAGGGAATCCTGCGGGTGCGACGCTTTCAAAGGCGTCGATGTTACCCCACTCAAGATGAGTACCACATGGTGTCCTCGCTTACCTGGTACGACCTACGTGTCTTGGGTTGCGTTACATAACGCATTCGAAGCACGTGGTTACTACCACTGTGTCGACTTCCTCGCTGTAGCGATACAGCAGGAGAGACGCACGCCTTACGCAGATAGCTGCGAGGCGGGCGTTGTCGCACTAGTGGACTGCCGGAAAATGGCGATCCAAGAGAATCGGCGGCTTGGCTTTAAGATGCGAATGAGCATCGAGCACAGGCTTGAGATCTATTCTTGGGTCGTCTGCCCCCGCGTCGTCAACGACGCCGAGGTCCCGGGTTGGGCGGAAATGCAGCGTATCGAATCCTATAAAGGACCACCCTGTAAGAGTGGTAATTCGACAGCACTGCAACGTCTGGCTCCTGTCTCCCTCATTGATAACCCCGCATTTTTATGTGGGATATTCGATAGTGAGGAGATAGTTACGGCGTACCAGTACACCTTGCCACGTCAGGTTATCCTAAGACGTGGATGGGGTTATTTGAACAATAACCGGAGTTAACCTCCCATAGGAG